TGGGGTGGGGGGGGTCAGAAAAATTTTAAAAATGAAATAGAAACATATATATATTAGTGATATACTTATATACGTATATGCCTATGAAAGCCCTGTATTTCGATAATGAACTTTACGATAAGCTCAAGACAGAGAAAAATGCGTCAGGATTGATACAGGGGCTGTATAGGGATTATTTGGATAAGGTCGAGTTCATAGGGCTTACTGAGGAGGAGCTTGCGCTGGAGAGGAAGAAAGAGGAGATATTGATTGAGGCAAGGAAGAAAATAGAGGAATTGACAAATGGAAAAGATTGATTTAATCCAGAAAAGGATGGATGAGCTGCAGAAGAGGAAGGAAGCCGCAGCGAAGAGCCTGCAGGACATTAATTCTATGACGTTCAGGCAGAAGGTTGAGTACAACATGCAGTACGCGGGGAAAAAGCTTTATAGGTTCAGGGAAATTGTAAGGGAGGCATTTGCAAACTATGTGAAGAAAAACGTGGGAGTAAGCAGGGCGGAGGAAGTCGACGCAATGTTTAATGAATATTGGGAGCTGATACTGGACGAGAAAATCACCAGGATGGGCGAATATATTGAGAAGTATTATAGGGTGCAAAATGCCAAATAGGAACTATGTCAACGGAAGGGCAAGGGAATACAGGGCGATAAATCATTTAATTGCGGCGGGATGCAGCGAACTGCACACATTCCGCAGTGCAGGCAGCCACAGCGAGATTGACGTTATCGGCATCGACATCGAGAGAAGGAGGATATTTCTGCTGCAATGCAAGCCGGAAAGCCTGAGCCAGAGCAAAAGGGATGAAATTCTTGAAAGGAACGTGGAGCTGCAGGGGGAATTCCTGGTTTCCTTTGAAGTAGTCTAGGTATGATAACGCTTGATGATTGGCAGAGGGAATTCCTGAACACCAAAGGCAACAAGCTGCTTGTTTCGGGCCGCCAGGTGGGAAAAAGCACAATAGTTGCAATAGACGCGGGGGAGTTCGTGTTAAACAGCCCGAACAAGCAGGTTTTGATTATTTCCAAGACGGAACGGCAGGCGCATGAGCTGTTCCTGAAGACGTTATTGTATATTATGGGGAAAGCTCCGTCGATGATTAGGCAGGGCAAGGACAGGCCGACCAAGCAGATACTTAAGCTGAAAAACGGCTCAATCATCCGCTCGCTCCCGACGGGGATGGAAGGGACGGGAATAAGGGGATACACAATCCACAGGCTGATAGCCGATGAGGCTGCATTCATAGAAACCGAGGTTTTCAATACAGTTACGCCGATGCTGACAACCACGGCGGGGGACATAATCCTCCTAAGCACGCCACACGGAAGGGCGGGGTATTTCTATGATATGTATAAGTGCGGCGACTTTAAGGTATTCCATGTAAATTCCGAGGAAGTCATCAGGAGCAGGAAAATATGCGCATCCTGGACGGAAGAACAGAGGGATGCAACGATTAACTTCCTGGAAAGCGAGAAAAAGAGGATGTCAGCGCTGATGTACGCCCAGGAGTACGGGGGGCAGTTTGTCGACGAGCTTAGGCAGTATTTCCTCAGCGAATTAATCAGGAAATGCTGCATCCTGAAGCGCCCTGAAGGCATCAGCAGGAACAGCAAGCATTATCTGGGGGTTGACCTTGCCAGGATGGGCGGGGACGAAAGCGTTTTTTCGGTATTGAAGGTTAATGATGCAGGGATTTGCATGCAGGTTGACAATGAAATCATGTCAAGGATATTCACGACGGAGAACGAAAAGAGAATACTTGAAATATCGCTAAAGTATGGGGACACACTTAAGAAGATTGGGCTGGATGCAGGTGCAGGCACTCTCGGGGTGTCAATACTCGACCATCTGCTCGAAACGAACATAGCCCACAAGCTCGTTGCATTGGATAACGCAAAAAGGAAGTACTCCTCAGACAAGACCAGGCAAGTCGGGATATTCAAGGAAGACCTGTATGACAACCTGCGGGCGATGATGGAAAGGGGGGAAATACAGCTTTTATCCGACGATGAAATCATGCTGTCCTTAAAGAGCGTGCAGTTTGAGTATCAGGCTAAGGAGGGGGCGGCTGCAAAGCTGAAGATATTCGGGAACTATACCCACTGTGTTGAGGCATTAATAAGGGCTGCATGGCTTGCGAGGGAAAGCACGAAACATTTAAATCTTTGGTGTTATTATTCCTGACATGGCAATTGACCCCTATACAACAACAAGGCCCTTCAGGATTATTGATGATGAGACCGGGCAGGAGGCTATTCTGGACATGAAAATCATTGATTATTTAAAATACCGCCAGATGAGGGACTTGATAAACGCTATAAGGAGGATTAAGTCACGTGGCTGATACAGGGATATTTGCGACGACGGCAGAAATCGGGTATAAAGCAGGGGCTGGAAAGAGCAGCGTAAGCAGCGCAGAAGCATATACAAATTCTTTTATTGCCCAGGCAGAGAGTTACATCAATGCAAGGACGATGTACAACTGGAGCGATGCCTATGCCGCACTGAATGCCGACGTGAAAGGAATACTTAAGGAATGTGCGTCCAATATTGCCGCAATGTATGTCATTCAATATGATATGTCAGGATATACCAGCCGGGCAGAGGCGCAGACAATGCTTAATGTGCTTAGGGACAGGGTTGAGGCTGACATTGAAGTCCTGAAAGAAATTGCAAAGCGTGACTTCATTGTGGGTGCTTAGATGGCGCTCCCAAATTACTATGTGCAGGTTGGGGAGCAGGCAATTGCAAGCTATGATTTTTATGACCTTGCTACAAGGATAGGGTATAAGAAATTTTATGGATGTGCCCAATACAACAGCTCAGACACTGCAAGCACTGCCCCCGCAGCAATGACAAACAGCACTGCATATTTTCTGGCGGTGGATACAGTTCAGTCAGACCCTATATATACCCCACACACCGGCACGCCCTTAAATGGGACTTGGAGCAATGCCATTGACATCGATTTTGACCTGATTTTCTCAAATCCCCAGATAATCAGCGGGGATGCATTCATCAATGCCACAGTGCAGGTGACAGATGCAGGCCTGAATGGAGACTTATACGTCACTACTAAATACTTTATAAGGCATTACGACGGCTCAACCGAGACTGATTTGGGCTCTGGCTTTGGGAGGTATGAATACACTAACGAGACAACAGAAGTCCACAGAGATTGTGTAAAAATCAATATTCCCCTCACAAAATTCAAAGTAGGGGATAGGCTCAGGGTCACTGCACAGGTGATATGGGCTTCAAATCATGCAACTCCGAATGATAAATCATGCTTAATTTATCATGACCCTGCGAATAGGATGGAGACAGGCTCTGTGGATTTGCCTACCGGGGCCAAGGCTGACACTGATTTTGTTGTATATGTCCCGTTTAAGATAGATTTATAAAAATCAACATCCATTATAATGCATGCCAGAATTCAATATCAACAATGCTGCGCTTTCTACTCTTGCCACAAGCGTGACTGACTATTCTGTGCCAACAGCAAGCGTTGACGGGCCAACAGGGACGGAAAAAGAGTATATAAACACAAATTGGAGCAAGCAATGGGGATATTTTACCAACGTCCCCGACCTGAAAACAGCCATACTTCTGAAGGCTGTCTGGATTGTGGGAAAAGGATATAACTGCGACAGCAGGACAAAAGTCATTCTGGAATATATCAAAGGATGGGGAAAAGACACTTTTGAAGATATAATTTTCAATATGGAGGTCATTAAGAGGATTGGCGGGGACGCCTATGCTGAGATAATTAGGGGGGATGATGGGACTATCATCAATCTCAAGCCCCTTGACCCTTCAAACATTAAGATTGTCGTCGATGGATATGGAATAATTAAGAGATATGAACAGATTACAAATAATAAGAATGTTATCCAGAAATGGAAGCCTGAGGACATTTTTCACCTTTCCCATAACAGGCTTGCCAATCAGATATCTGGGATAAGCGATATTGATGCAGTCGAGAAGACCATCCTTGCAGACGAGGAGAATTTCGATGACATAAAGAAGCTGATGCACAGGCAGGCAAGGCCGCTGATTATATTCAAGCTGAAGACAGACAATGCAACAAAGATAAGCAATTTCATCACAAAGATGGATGCAGCATGGAACAAGGAGGGAGAGTGCATTTACCTGCCTGACGACGAGGATTTATTAAGCTATGAGGTTGTCCAGGTGAACCCCAGTGCCGCCGTGTTCGAGTGGAGGAATGACATTCGCAATAAGTTCTTTAGGACGATTGGACTTCCCCAGATAGTGCCGGGCGCTGGGGGGCAATCAACGGAGAGTGAAAGCAAGGTCATTTATCTTGCATTCGAGCAGATGGTTGCAAAAGACAAGCGCTATCTCGAGAAGCAGATATGGAATCAACTTTATTTGAAGCTTGACTTTAACTCTCCCGCAACAATGCAGGCAGACCTTCAGGCAGACACAGGCAAGGATGGGCAATATCAGCAGCTTAATTTTCAGCCTAGAGAGGTGGGCTTATCATGATAATTCCAACAGCAATTTTGCCCAGGAAAAAGAAAAAGAAGGATTTTATCGACGTTACCGGGCTTGACCTTGAACCGGAAGAGATGAGGACTAATGTCCCTGCCCAGAAGCCGGAGGTTAAACCTACAGAAAAGCCCTCTGCACCTCCTAAAGTCATATATCCGAAAGGATTGAAAGATACATATAAGGTCATAAGCCCGGAAGGAAAAACTGAGGAATTCACCCAAAATCAGTTTGAAAGCCTTAAAAAGAAGGGCTTAAGTATTGCTGAATATTTTGAGAGACAGAAACTTCAGGAGATGCAGGCTCAGGCACAACAGGTTGTGCCCCAAATAGGGGTTATACCTGAAAATCTGCCCGAACCTGTAGAAAGGGCAGAGCAAGGGCCTTATGGAACTGTCAAGAATATCGGGGGAGCGGTGGCAGGGGCAGGCACGTTTTTGGGTGCGGTGAAATTAGGAGCAGCAGCAGGCACAGCAATCACTCCCGGAGTAGGGACGGCAATAGGTGCAATTGGTGCAGCAGGAGGCTATCTAGCCAGCCTTTCAATATCACAAAGGGGAAAAGTCAGGGACAATGTGGCAGCTGCAAAAAGTTCAAGGACGGCATTGACTAGGATTACTAATGCTGTCAATCTTGGGGAAGACCCTGCCCTAGGAGTGCAGAAATACAATGAGCAATGGGGCGAGATAATGGCTGCATATGCTGAAATCAAGAAATTGAATGATGGGAGCTTAAAAAGGTTTTTATCCGGAGGAATGCAGGAGCAGCAGCTAATAGAGGATATGCTTGCCACTAAGTCCGCATACGACTTGCAGATGCTCAAGGCAGTTAACAATCCAAATCCCGTTCAGGTAATTCCTGAGCAATTCATAAGCGAACAATGATAGACGGATTAATAACGATAATAAAGGATGTAGGCTTTCCGATAGCCGCATTTCTCCTGATGTTCTGGCTTGTGAATTCAACAATGAAGAAGCAGACTGAAGCCCTTGAAAAGCTTAAGGATGCAATAGAGAATTTCGAGGTCAAATGCCCTTATGTTAAATCTGTAAGGAGGTTGAAAAAATGAGTGAAGAGCAAATACAAGAACAGCCTAAACCAGCACCAGAAAACACTAATGAGGGGAATAACCCTTCAACGCTTAGCATCATTGAGCGAGCAGATAATATCGTTAAAAGGTTGGAGGAAGCCGAGAAAAGAATAGACGATAAAACAAAGGCTTATGAGCAGATTTTATCGAGGAGCATGCTGAGCGGAAAGGCGGTAATCACTGAGCCTGTCAAAATTGAGGAAAGCCCAAAGGATTATGCACAGAAGGTCATGAGTGGATCAATAAAATATAAATGATTGAAAATAAGGAGCTGGGCTTAAAGATTGCAGAAAACAGCGACGAGGTTTTTTGGACTGAACTGAAAGAAAAATGTCTGGATGCGACCAAAGCAGAAGAAAGAAACCTCAAGATTAACAGCCATATGCTTAAGCTT